ATCCATGACTATGCTTTATGCAGAAGGAGTTGAAGGATCTGCAGGAACTGTAGGATCTGCAGGAGGAACAGGATTACTTTGAGCTTGTACTTGAGGAATGGTTTGAATTTTCAATTTCATAACCAATTCTTCTACCAATTCCATTGGCATTTTGCGCAAGCTATTCACAATCGCTTCTACTTCTTTTACGTCCAAACTTAGATCAATATTCATGTTATTTCCTTTTTAGTTAATGACAGGGCGTGCTGGGGCTGGAGGCAGTAAAGACACAAAAGCATCAGCACTTGCTGGAAGAGTCCCAGCTTCAATATTATATGCCTCTGCCCAGTAAGCATCACGCCATTCAATCATAGCTGCTGCATCCGCTTTATACTGAGGGTTAGTAGAATTAGCATAAGACACTGCACTTAAAATTGAATCATAGCCCCAAGACTTTGCTACTGTATCTAAATTTTTCTGTGCTGCCGATTCATAGATAAAAATAATTTGATCTTTTGTAGGATCAGCAGGATCTACAGCAATTGGATAACCTTTATCATCCGAAGTAATTCTTTTACCTTTGGCTTGTTCTGCAAAAACTGCATCTTTTTGCGCTGGGGTAATAATTACTGCGTCACTAGGTAGAGAAGAACTAATTTCGCTATCGTAGAAACCGTTTGTTGATTTTGCATAGTATAAAGTCATTTTTTATCCTTACCATCCAATAGCAACGATACAAGCACCGTTACCTAAACCTGTCCATGATACCACATCTACATAGCTAAGATCCCAATCTGCTGTAATCAATGGGGTAGTAATATCCGAAGTAGGTGATACAGGGCCGAAAGCAGACACTACGCTTGCAATAGCACTAGGAAACCTAATAGGGAAATTCACACGAGTAGGTACGCCATTACCGTCGTAAGTAGTAAAGTTTACCCATTGCATAATTAAACCAGAAGGGAATTTTTGATACCCATAACCAGGTCCGCCAGCAAAAAAGTTTTGGGTAATAATTTGAGCTCCGTTCCAAGTCAAATTACCATCTACACCTCCGGCTAATTCCACATAAGGAGAGCCATACAAGCCATTACCTTCTGCACGAAGACGGAAATAAGCTGTAGAACCGTTAAGAAACGGTTGCAATAAAGTACCAATGCCAGAGTTATCAGTTGCTCCGGCACGGAAAAATGAGCCTATAACTTCGGAACTAAAAGTTCCAGAAGTTCCATTAACATATCCTCCGGTAAGATTACCGTTAATGCTAATATTCCAAATACCTGCAGCACCTGTTCCATTTGGCTGAACTGGAACGTATCCAAGAGCATTATCTACGTCAGTCGCATTAAGAGAAACTGTTCCTGTACGGCCATTAAAACTAGCCACTTTTGCCGAATCTGCAAAAGTTATATTTGTTCCATCGCAATAAGCAGTAGTCGAAGAATTTTGAGTAAGAGTAATACCCGAACCAGAAGCTGTTTTAGCCGTTAAAGTATAAGCGCCAGTTGTGCCGTTATAAATAATATAGGGCTTAGAAAACGTGGGGAAAATAACCGTTGAATTAGCAGTTAAAGTACCAGCAATATTGATGATGTCGTAAGCAGCTTGAAGATTAGTTAGTGTTGTGGTTGTTGCACTTACGGTCAAAAAGTATTCGCCGTAAAAGCCAATTGGTCCCCAGTTAGCTCCGTTGGCATCTGGATTCGATGTATTGTTATCTGCTAAGCTAATCCATGTACCATGTGCTGCACCACTAGGAATTTTTGCTCTTAACGGATAACCACCAATTGTTGTAGAAAAACCGGAATCATAAGGGAAACCACCCCCAGCTTCTTGCCATTGTTGAATAGCTGTAATCTCATTCAAAATGCCGTTCATATCTCCACCGAATGGAGGCACGCCACCAGCGCCAATAGGTGTAAAAGTTAAAGGAGGAAAGCCATCGGTTAAAGAAGCTCGTCCATTAACTACACCAATTTGAGATGCTGTTGGAATCGGATTGATATATCCCGAACCCGCAGCAAATGCAAACGGTAGAGGAATCTTTGAAGGTATATTGCTATTTTGCATTTGTCATCCTATCAATAGGTTAAGTTCGCTTTAACGCCGGCTGGTCTTGGGAACACTCCGGAGTTGTTGATGATGGCAATTTGAGCACCATTAGGAATAAACCCTAAATGGTAATTGAATTGCATATTTTCCAAATCTTGTACATAAGCTGGACCATAAGGATCTGTTCCGTTATTCACACCAAATTCTGCTCTTAACAAAGCATTGATAGAAGGAACAGAAAGATCCGAAATATTTGCCGCTGCTTTAACCATTATCAATTGGCGGTATTGAGTATCACTTAAAGCAAAAGTGTTTGTTGAAACTACGCCATTGTAAAAAGGATCTTGATTAAAAGGTTGTGGCCCGGTAGCTGCAGTAGGAGCTGTATAAGCTTCTTCAAATCCTAAATACGGTGTAGCTGCTACTTGAAGATAACGAGAAACTCCTACGATTTGTCCCCAAATATCTAAACCATTCCCAACTGCAGTTGCTACGTTCCAAATGTTGTAATAAAAAGCAGCAAGATCAGCAGTTGGATCAACTGCATCATTAAATGCTTGAAGCATTCCCTTAATTGTCGGGGAATCGCAATATTGACTTAGTAGTGTTTTATCCCATTGAATCATGATTAAACCAATGTAACTAAGATGTTACCAGCAGTTAAAGTGGGAAGCTGATCAATACCCATAGAAACCAAAAGCGTACTTGGACTAGATGTAGTACCAAGATAAACTTCAATTACGTTCACATTAGGATTGATTGCATTGATGTTGGCATAATATCTACCGGAATAAGAAGTAGATCCAATACCAACTGCAGTACCTCCATCTTCCCCATTGAACGATTGAATAACAGCATTTTGCACTAATTGAACAATGTTTGAGGGTAGAAAAGGGTTATTTTGAATTTCTATGTTGAAATAAATAGGAACTGAAGAAGGCACTAAATAAGTAACTGTGTAAGGCACTGGGGTAGCATAATTAGTATCATAAACGGTTACGGAAGTATTGCCGTTATAAGCACATCCTGGAGGTTTTTTACTCCAAATAGCTTGAGCTACTGCTGAAGAAGTTCCTCCTGCTACGCTTACGCATATAGAATGAGGAGCTAAAGGATAACTAGTTGGTCCGTAATTTACTGTAGTGCCTAATGGATTATCCACTACTACCACATCGATAACGTTTGGAATAGCAGCCACAACGCCATAAATAGATTGCACTGAGTTAACTGAATTTTTTGCTACACTTGCTGCTCTACGGGCTTCGAAAGCTGCTCTTGATTCCACTAAATTACCCAATGCTCCAGCGGTGGGATTACTAACTGTATTCCAACCAGCAATTGCTGTATAAATAATTGATAAAGCCCCTGGAGCACAAGCAATAGGACCTTGAGTTTGATTTTGGAATTCAATGGTAATTGAACCAGTGGAAGGGATAGTTCCAGAAGTAATAGCTGTATAAAGATAGCCGTTGTTATCTTTAGCTACTGCACCTACTGGAATAACTGTACCTACTGCACCAACGCAAGTAGCATTTACTACTGTACCTGCCCCAGGAATACGAGTAATGAAATAAATTTCCCCAATAGCATCTTGCCAAATTCCTGAAGCTGTGGAAGGATTAACTTGATTTGCTATATAAGCAATTTGGTTGTTTTTATCCCCAATGATTGCAGCTTCTGATTGAGCTAATTGTCCTTGAGGAGTTTGTAACGCTGGATTAACTCCACCGCCAAAAGCTGCATTAATATCAGTTTGAACTCCCGCAAGAATAGCTTGCTGAGAAGGAATAACCGGGGATCCATTTACCCAAGTTATTGCAGGTACGTTAGTGCTCATTTATCCTCCAAACGCAACATTTGCTGTTGTGCCATTCGTGTCTGTTATTAAAATTTGTCCGCTCAATGATCTGTTTTCAAAAGAGCTAAAAGTAACTTGTGCTGAAACTACATTCGGAATAGTTAAAGCTGCTTCTACCATCTTTTGGCTAACAAATTGCAAAGGTGGAAATTCGCCCAAAATTTGTTGCCAATATGGAAGCCCCAGATTTGTGTTGAACCAGCATTCGCCTAAAAAAGTACGAATAGCTGAGGAAACATCTTGAGCAATAGAATAAGGCTGACCAGCTAAAGCTATATTACCATTCACATCTAAAACCAAATCCCAAGCGGTTTGATCTAGCAATAAAGTGTTTTGAATTAACGTCATACTGGAGTTCCTGTTTGTCCGCCACCTGGTTGTACGCCGCCGTGCTTATGAGTATGAACACTAGTACCTGCAGCAGTTACATCGCCTGTAACTGTCATAGTACCACCAAACGAAGCATTACCTGCATTTGATCCATGTCCTTGAGTTACTGCACCATTTAACACAATGGAAGGAGCATTGATCGTACAAGCACTTGAAGCATCTATCTCTACATTTGGAGAAGTTACTTTCACACTTGTGGATGCATCTACTTCTACTTCCGGTGCATTGATTATAACTTTTGTTGGAGAAAAAACGGTAATCCCATCTTCATTAAATTGCACGTATTGAGTAGGAGCAGCTCCAATGATAGTCATAAGGTAAACCATATCAGACATATCATTTTTCCGGTTAGATCCAGGAGCAGATACATCCTGCGATTCTTTTACTGTCGAAATGTCTCTATCACAAACAGTAGCAATACCAATATCACCAATCACAGGATCAAGAATAATTCCGTTGGAGCCACCTTGAATCCTCATATAAGGTACGTTGTAAATAGTTCCATGATCCCAAACTTGCCCGGAACCATCTACTGCACTTACTAAAGGTTGTACATCTACATAGCCAATCGGTTCTACTCCGCCAGAATTGGTTACGTTTTGAACCATAACCGGCATAGCGGTTCGCATACCGGATAAAGCTGCTTTAATAACATAATTTATCCGTCCTACTTCGGTTGCTGCATCCGAAGCTACGTGGGACGATAAAACTGGTGGGTTAGTTTCTTGAGACATAAACTGATGGACTTAATTTAGAAGTAGTAAACCATGGGCCATCAGGAGTCAATGTGCTTAATTCATGCGTCACATATTGGACTGGGAATTGCCCATTTGCTTTGGGTAAATCGGAAGTAAGATTGATCGTTCTTCCTACAGTAATGATAGGATTGAATTCGGACTTAACTGTAAATCCTGCTTCCCAATAAGATGGGTAACCCACCAAACCATTATCGGCACTTAGATCAATAACCACGTCGTCTCTTGTGCCATCGTTTGGCCAAATGGTTACTATTTCATTTTCAATAGCCATTGGGAAAGAAGCGGCACGAGCTACTTGTTGCATTTGGTCTATAACAGATCCAGAAAGGTATTGGTTTTGAACCACGCAATGTGCTCCATTGTCATTGGCAAAACCATAGCCAATTGAACCTGCTAAAGATTCAATAATGTCTTCTGCATTTTGAGAGCCTTGATAGCTATTAGGAGCAGCTGGAGCTGCTTTATTGTAGTACCCAGCAACTGCAGCACAAACAAACCCTACGTCTGGTAAACTGGAAAGATCTATAAAGCTGGAAATCAAAGTACCAGAGAAAACTTGCTCCAAAATGCCACCTTCGTCGCCAGCTACCACAGTGACTGATTGGTCTTGCACGGCAACCATGTTAGCTCCGTCGCTGCTGTACTCGTTCATCTGTTCCAAGGTCATACCATAAACACGCAATTGAAGTTGCCCAAACGCGCTATTACCACCTGGATTAGTAATGATGGCGGAACATCTTAAACCTTCCAAATCTAAAGTGCTACCATCAGCACTAGTAAATTGCAGGTTTATTTGTCTTACTGCATAAGTCATGATACATACACCAATTTATAACGTGATCCAAGACCATCATAAGTCGGATCGGAAGTTCCTTGAGTATCTACAAAACCTAATTGCCCTTGAAATCCTAAATAAGCTTCTCTGACTAATCCTACCCGATTTAAGCAAATCATGGTTTGGAGGATAGGATTTTTATTTACGGTCAAATCCATATACAAGCCAGTGCTAAGCTGATAGATCTTAATAGCACAATTTTGATTACCCAGCTTAATAGTAAAAGACTGGGAGGGGACGGAAGTAATCGGTATAAAAAGAGCGGTACTCATGCGAATAAGCTTCCGGGGTCAAATGAAAAAGATCCTACTAAAGGAAGGGTCAAAGAAAGCTGACCATTTTTAATGTTTGCTGCTCCATCTGGTTCTGCTGTAGGATCAGAAGGGTTAGGTGT